CCGGCTGCTGCAGCGTGAAGATTGAGCCCGCCCTGGTTGGCGCCACGTGCCGAGTTGACGGTTATTCCGATCGGAGTGGTCAGCGTGCCGCCCGAATCGAGGACCATGTTGTGGCTGTTGGCTATCAGGGTGATCTGACTGGCATTGAGGATCAGTGGCTTGAACGTGGAGCCCCCGCGATCGTAGACCTGCACCACGCCCTGGGTCGCGTCGTAATACAACTCCAACCCTGCTCCGGTAGTCGCGAACGCGCCAGTATTGTCTGCGGTGCTCCGGATCCAGCCAGCCAAGTCGATCGGCGACACCAACTTGGCCGAGGTCACGCTCCCGTTCGCCAGGTCTAACGAGGTAATGGTGCCGTCAGCGATCTTCGCGCTGGTGATCGAGCCGTCGGGGATGGCCGAGGCGGGGATCGTGGTGATTGGCCCACCCTGATGCGCCGAACCGTGATTGTGTCCGGTCACATTGTTGAACAACGCATCCAGCGTCTGCAGGCCGTTCTTGAGGCCGATCGTCAGATAATCGGCGTTGTCGTCACCATCCACGGCCGTGGACATGCCCAGTTCGGTGGTTGATCCGCTCATTGCTCCTCCCTCACATCAGCCGCATACGGTCGATGGTGAATCCGCGCGTGGCGCCGATCTGCGTACCGCGCGTGCGGCCGATCGTGCCGTAGATGCTCTTCAAGCCAAACTGGGTCACCTGGCAGTCGACCTGCCACGCCTGGCCGCCAAAGGCCGTGTGCACCACCTGGCGCTCGGTGTAGTCGAAAAACGCCACGTCCTGGACGGTCTCGTCGGGAAGCTCCAGCACCACGTTGGCGGGCTGCGAGGCGGCCTGGATGATCAGGTCCCGCAGCCAGCGGCCAGAGTGTCGCTCGGCGGCGCCGTCACGCCGCGCCACGTAGTCGCGACAGTCCACCGTGAACTGAAAGTCGCGACGGAAAGCGGGCACCAGCTGCTCGTGCCAACCGATGCCCTCCAGGATGGGCGTGTCGGCGGGATTGGCCGAGGTCATACTGAGCTTGACCTCGATGGCCGCACCCGAAACTGGCGTGCTGAAGTCGTTGCGCTGACCATTGGTGTTGAACGGCGCAATGTCGGTGGTGATGAAGTCGTCGTCCGGCGTGGCTGGCGGCATGCCCGCCGAACCGCGCAACCGGTAGCTGATGTTCACCGCTCCGTCGGACGGGAAGTACGGCCCGAACACGCTCACGCCGATGAAGTGCTTCAGATCCGCCTGGAACATAGCGTGGTGCAGCGGCAGCACGATGTAGCCACCCGTGTTGAATTCGGCGCCACCGTTGGGGATGAGCGGGAACGGCACCAGCTTGATCCATGAGTAGCCGCCGTCCTCGAAGCCGATGTACAGCCGCGCGTCGGAAGGCACCGAGGAGACGAACAGCGCCGTGACCTTGCGGCCGACCCAGTGAGCGATCGCGCCGTCCCACTGATCGGCAAACGTGAACTGGGTTCCTGTGCCGGTCTGGGACGGCTCCCAGTTGCCATACGTCAGCAGATAGCTGTTGTTCAGTTGCGAGTTGTAGATCGCGCCGAACGCCATCTGGCTATTCCAACCGGCGAACGCCTGCACCGGTCCGCGTACCTCGGACAGATTGGACAGGTTACGGCCTGGCCCCTGGGGGCTGAGCGTGTAGCCGCCCTGGACGTCCAGCTTCCAGAAGGCACGCCCCGTCCTGAACCACAGGCTGCCCTGCCAGGCGACCATGGTGCGGCAGTTGTCGGGGTCGGTGGTGTTGGCCAGACCCGGATACAGGTCGTTGTCCGACCCGTCGGCGTTGACCGTGAACAGGTCGCCGTCTGCCTTGGCGATCACCAACTGGTCGTTGGTCTGGCGCAGGGCGGTGATGCGGATGCTCGGGGTGCCGATCTGGATGGGGCCCGACCAAGAGCCGGCGACCTTGGGGTCGTTGGTGCACTTGCGGATCTGACAGGTGACCGGATCGGCCGCCCATAGCTCGTCGCCCAGCCTGCACAGAAACTGCGGCGCGAAGCCCGCTGGCAGGACGCACGGCGTCCAGGCCGTGCCGTTGTATTCCTCAAGCACGCCGTCGTCCCAGGCCACGTACAGCGCGTCTGGAGCACCGCTGAACAGCCCCGCGTAACGCACCGCATCCATAGCGACGTGGCCCGCGCGCGTGTGCAGAGCACCCATGCCTGCCGCCGTGTCATCCGAGCGCAACAGGACGTTGGCGCCAGCCAGAGCGAACAGGCTCAGGGCTCGCCCGGCGGCTGGGCCAAGCGCCTCGACAAACAGGCGAATGCGGCCCGTCACCGGCGGGGTCAGGTCGTGGACCAACGGCCCCTGGCCAAATAGGCCACCGGTAACCCACATGTCCATGGCGTAGTGGTAGCGGTGGTCTTGACCAGAACTCTGGATGCTCTCACCGAAACCCCCCGTAGGGCGAAACTCGAAGGTTCGCTCGCGGTAGGTCGGCGAGGAGCCGTAATCAGCAACGGGTGGGTAACTCTGAGACAGGTTCTGCTGCTTCTTGCCGATCATCAACCCGGTCTGCGGGTTGGGAACCAGCATCAGGCCGTTGTCGGGGATGCCGATCGGGCTGATTGACAGGCGCGCGTCCCACGGCCACGGCCTGCGTCGGGAGGATTGGGTCGGCATAGCTCAGGTCGGATTCAGCCCATGCCCACGATTCGAGAAATGGTGGTCATGTCGACGGTGTCCAGGCTGGCGTCGAGGTCGCCGATGCCGCTCTTGAGCGAGTCCTCCTGGGCCTGGGTGAAGTTGTACGGCGGCACTTTCAGGTCGACGGTGACCAGCCAGTCGTGGTCCTGGCCGATGGCGTTCTTGTTGGCGATGAAACCGCGCAAGTGCGTGCCGACCAGCATGTTCACCTCGTCGGCGTTCTTGGGTTGGGTGCCGATTGTTTCTGGCGGCAACGGAGTTTCAGGTTGGGTCATCGTGTGCTCCTCATCAGGTGAACTGGGCGTAATGCCACGCGCCGCCCTCATAGACCCATAAGCGGTGGGTGCTTGGGTCGTAGGTGAAGGGGTGAGCACCGCTGCCCGTACCGACATTGACGCGAGCGGGCACGCCTGTCGGTGCGCTAACGATGCTGGGCAAATAGACAAACCCGGTCGTTGCAGCCGCCGCAATCTGAGCACCCGTCACCCCGCCAAGCCGACAATCACCTACCGCGTAAATGGCGGTGTTTTCTGTAGCCGCACCCGACTGCGCGCTGATGTAGATGCCGTAGGCATTGGTGACTCCGCTCGCGCCCTGGTTGGCGACATTGATGCCGTAGTTGTTGGTAATCGACGTGCCGGCCCCTACGTTGGGGATTTGCACGATCACGCCGTAGCCGCTAGCCATCGTATGTGTCGCCGCCTGCGTGGCAACCTGGACGTAGAGGCCGTAGCCCGCGCTGGTTGCGCCCGAAGAGAACGTCGGGATGAGCACGATGCCGAACTGAGACGTGCCTGTCAGTAACCCGGCGGTGGGGTTGATCTGCAGGGCACGGTCGCTGGCGGCTGCCGACATGATGCCGACGCTGCCGCTCAGCGTGGCCTGGCCGGCGATGAACAGGTTGCGCGGTCGGTTGGCACCGCCGCTTGCACCGATGTCGTAGGTGTTGTCTGGAGAAAACAGCAGACCGCCCGTCAGCGTGCCGCCTGTTAGCGGCAGATACAGCGCAGCAGATTGCGCGGGCGTCTGGTAGCGTGCATCGGCCTGCGCCTGGGTCAGCTTGGTGTCGGCGTACTGCTTGGTGGCCGCCTGGAGATTCGTCGCCGGATCAGCGGCCAGCGTCAGCGCGCCAGTGAGCGTGCCGCCTGAAAATTGCAGGTAGCGCGCGTCGGCAAGCGCCTGAGTGAACGGCGAGGTCCACTGAGTGCTGTAGTCGGTGGCGTCGATCTTCGAGAGCACCTGACCGGCCGTGCCCCCGGCCGCCACGCCTGGGCCGGCCGGGCCCTGGCTGCCGGTGGCTCCAGTTGGCCCCTGTGGACCAGTGTTACCGATCGGCCCCTGGGGACCAGTGGCGCCCGGATTGCCTTGCGGACCCTGTGGCCCAGTCGCACCAGTTGGTCCGGCCGGCCCCTGTGGCCCAGGCACCGTCGAGTCCGCACCGGGTGGCCCCTGAGGGCCTGGCGGGCCGCCCAGGTCGCCTGTCAGCGCCCAGTTGACTGTTGGGGAAGTACTGGTCAGCTGCCAGTACTTGTTCGTCCAGTCGTTGAACCAGAGCGTGCCGATGGGGTAGCCCACATCGCCGCTGGTCGGATCGCGCGTGCTACTGACCCAGCCTGGACCGTTCGGGCCAATCGGCCCCTGGTCACCCTCCGGCCCAGCGGGACCTGGCGAGCCAGTCGGGCCCATCGGGCCTGGCGGACCGGGCGGACCTGGCGGCCCCTGTGACCACGACGGCGGGCCGATCGGATCGGTGGTCAGGTTGAAGTTGACGCGCACGTCGTTGGTGCGAGTCATCGGTTGACCCAGGTCTTGCCCCAGGCGCTGCTACTGGTGAACAGGTTCGAGAAGCCAACAGACTGCGAGCGCTGCGGACCGTGGATCAGCGCCTGACGAGTGAACTCCTGCGCGGCCATCTGCTGGCTCGCTTGCAGGCCGCCGGCTGAGGCCGCCACCATGCGTGACGGGAACAAATGCCAGGCCTCGATGTGGCCGGCAGCCGTGGCGTAGTCCAGGTCGACGTCGAAGGCGTCCCAGTCGGAGATCGGGCCGTCGGGCGCATCGGCACCGTTGACCCAGGACGCCGCCGGCCGCCAGTAGCTGACCCACACGGCGATCGGCGAGAAGTACCCGGTGGTGCCCTGCAGCCAGACATGGCCAGCCTGGCTGACCGCATCAAACGGCGCATCCGCCGAGGGGCTGAGCCAACCGTATTGCACGCGCGCGACCTGCCACGGCTCGGTGATCCACGGCGCCAGGGCGGTCAGGTCGATGCCGCCGTACTGGGCGTTCGGCTGGGCGTACAGCGAGTCTTCGAAGTAGCAGCGCCGCAGGCCGGCCAGGACCGCCTCGCCGAGCTCGTCGTCGGGCGCCAGGTGATGGAACTCGAAGATCTCGCCGGGGATCGGGGCGTTGCCCCACGAGCGATCGACGTCGACCCGCCCTTCGGCCGAGGTGTAGTTGAACACCAGCCGATCGCGATCGGTGATGTCGACGTTGACCAGGCCGCCATCCATCACCTCACCGCGCCGCAGCAGATGCAGGTTGGTCACCTGGTCTAACTCGATGTTGCTACGCAGCAGCGGACAGAAAGCCGAGTCGAAGGTAGCCGTGCCCGGATCCTGGCGATCGTTGAACACCTGGCGATACGGGCCGCAGCGCCGCGCCACGGCCTGCTGGATCTGGGCCAACGTGATGCTCATGCCGCTGGCGCGATGAACGGCTCCTGCACGGTTTCGGGAGTAGCCCCAGTTGGCAACCCGGTGGCGTCGATGATTTCGGCATTGCCCCGCACGCGCAACGCCAGCACGTACTCGTAGTCGGTTTCGTCGAAGTCGGTCTCGTGGCCGGGGCCGTAAACCGTGCCCTCCTTGCCGGGGCGCGGATCGTAGGACGCTGCCAGGAAGCGCACCCTGGCCATCACTTCTTGCCTTTTCTGGACCTGGGCTCGTCCTCCTCTTCGTCGTCAGCCTGCGGTCCTGGCGTGGCGCCGCCCGGGCTCAGTGGCGCGACATCCTCGCGCGTGGTCACGTCGGAGTAGTGGCCCTCGGTGGCCGCTGCTTCGTTAGCTTGCTCGGCGCTGACCAGCGACGCCTTGCCCATGGCACGCCACGCCTCGGCCTGCTCCACGTCGACGTCGACGACTTCACCAGCCGGGTGCTCTTTGCCCTCGTTGTCCGTTACCTGAACCAGCAGTCGTACTTCGGGCATTACTTCTTGCCTTTCTTGGCGGGCAGCTTCTTTTCGTTCACACCTTTGAGCTTCTTCTGCGCATCCTTGGGGTCGAAGCCGGGCACGTTGCCGCCGGCTGCAGCACCGAAGAAGCGCGCTTGCGCTTTCGAGACGGGCTTCTTGTAGGCGCGTCCACCGGGCATTACTTCATCTTTCTGAGGGTCAATGCGAGGCGTGCTCGCTGGCCCGTCTTACCGGATTTCTTGGCGGCGGCCTCCAACTTGGCGCGCGGGATCGGCTCGCCCTTTTTGGCGCCCAGCGTCTGACGCAGAGCACCCGGCTTGCTGATGGCGCCACTGATCCAGTTGCCTCCCTTACGGGCCATACGCTCTCCTAGCTGGTCCTGAACGTCTGGTCGGTGGTCATCGTCACCGCGCCGTTACACGTCACCGACACGCGGTAGTGGTACGTGGTGGCCGTGGTCAGACCTGTCAGGTTGGCGACGATCGCGCCACTACCGGCGGCTGGAGTCGCGGCCTGCGAACTGCCGTACGCGGTCGTGGTGCCGTAGTCGACCTTCATCGCCGTGCACGCCTGGTCAACGGTCCAGTTGATCGTCGCCGTGGTGGTGCCGATCGGCGAGGCGCGCGGCTGACGGATCGCCGTACCGCGCAGAGCGGCCTTGCCCTGCAGGGTAAACGCCAGCACGGCCGCCTCGTCGGCCAGGGACATCTGATGCCCCTTGCCGTAGATCGTCGTTGCGGTGCTGGCGTCCTGCGTCTCGGCTAGGAAGATGACATCCGACATCAGCCCTCACCACCGGTGGCGGCCTTTTGCTGCAGGGCAAAGAAGGGATACCTGGAGGCAGTCGTCTGCTGCTGACGGTTGACCGGGTTGGGCACGGCCCACGCGAAGCGGGCGATGACGCGCAGCGCCACCATATCTTGCTGCAGCAGGTTGAAGATGATCGCGTTGGTGTTGTCGCTGATGACGCCCGTGTCGAACATCTCCATACTGATGTCCTCGCGAATGGCCAGCATCGACTGATCCCACTCGCCGCCGATCATCGAGTAGCCGGTGGCACCCGTGTTGAACTCCACCAGGCCGGCGTTGCTGAAGATGATCGGCTCGCCAAACAGGTTGCCGGTGTTCACCGCTGCCTGTGGTCCAGCGTCGTCGCCGAGCATGATGAAGGCGCCGGTGGTCGTGCGCAGGCCGCGCATCTTGGCCTTGACCTGCTTGCGGGCCCAGAAGCCTGAGACGTCGTAACCATCGGCTTCGACCAGGCCCATGCCAGCGCTCACGTCGCCCAGGAAGTCCTGGCCAGCCGTGGCGCCCACCACCAGCAGGTTGCCTGCGGCGGAGGCCGCCGTGACGATCGCCGTCGGGAACGTGGCCGGCGCGCCATTGCCGAAGAAGATCGCCTCGTCCAGCGCGACACCGAAGGCCTCGGTGATCTTGGGTTTGACCTGGCTCCAGAAGTCGTAGTCCAGGTCGTCCAGCAGACTCTTGGCGATCGGCACGATGACTGCCATCTCTTCAGCGTTCAAATAGACGTTGTCCCACTGAAGGGAGGTGGTCTGCTTGAGACCGCGATCGCGGGCGTCCAGGCTGGCGCCCGTCAGCCAGTAGGCAATCGGCAGCTGCGTCAGTACCGGAATGCGCTGCTGCGCGCGCTTCATCGTTACATGCGGCATCAGGCGCAGGGCGGCTGACTTCTCTTCGACGGACTGGACGATCTCGCGCTGGACGTCCTCGGGAATAAGCGGTGAAGTACCTGGCGTGGTACGTCCCGCGACACTGTTGTACGGCGTATAGCTACCCTCAAGTGGAGGTCGTGCCGTCTAGACGCGAGGAAGGATGGAAGGCAGCTAGTGGCGCGCCCGGATTTGGTTGCGCAGGATGTCGGAAACTTTCTCGCCTTCCACCGACGGTGGCCCGCCGCTGATGAACTCGGGCTCGCGGACGCCTCGGCGAAATTCAGAAAGGACTTGCTTGCGGAAGGCGGCGTTGCGGCGGAGTTTCTGCTCTGCCTCCGCGGCGCCTTCCTGTTTCCAGTGCTTCTCAAGTGCCTTCAAGCCCTCCGTCACGATGAGCTTGCGGCCGTCGAGCCCGACACCGGCGCCCTCGAGCGCGAGGATGCGCTGGCGCTCGGCTTCGGGAAGTTGGGTGACCAGGGGGTCCAGGGTGTAGCGGTCGTGCTCGGCGCCGACCTGGCTGAACAGGCCCGCGATCGAGCTGTCCGCGGTGGCTGCCTGCTCGGCATTCCGCTCCTGCTCGGCATACGCCCAGGGGTCTTCGTCGCGCAGTCGCCGCCGTTCGGCAGCACGTGCATCGGCCTGACGCTTGGCTTCTCGCCGATCGGTCTCGGCCTGGACCCGTCTATCTAACTCCTCCTGCGTCAGCGTGATCGCGGACGGGGTTTGCGTCGGTTCGGGCTCCTCGGGCTGTCGTTCAGGACTCCCGTCACGGTGCCACAGTCGTTGCCACCATGATCCTGAAGTCCCTTCCGCCGCGGGAGAAGCCTGTTCAACGCTCGCCGGGGCATCCGTCGGAGGCTGCTCGCTCGAAGGGTCTGGTTGTGTTGGCTGCATCATACCCTGATCCGCAATCTAGAAGGCTGGCGCCTGGTAGGGCGCCTGAGCGGCGGCCATCAGCGACGGCATCTGGCCGCTGAGCACGCCGTAGGTGGCTGGCTGGTTCGTCGCCGGACCAGTTGCCGGGTTCGCTCCCGAGAAGGCACCGAGATTGGTCACCTGGCCACCGGCTGCGTTCTGGTTAGCGAGTTGCTGCGGCGTCGGACCCGGAGGCGCCGCTGACTGTGTCGGACCCCCACCGGTGTTGATGTGCGTCGTGCCGTCGGGGGTGATGGTGATCGTCGGCGAGTAGGTAGTCCTCTGGAGCTGCGAGCTGATGTCCTGCGACCCCATGCCAGCCGCTGCGCCGGCCATGCCCGGTTGCTGACCCGCGGGTGGTGCCTGCAGACCGCTGGCGCTCGGCCCCTGAGCCAGACCGCTCTGGGCTGTGGGGGAGATGTGCGCCAGCGCGGTGTTGACCGCCGCGTTCGACAGCGCCTGCATGTCCGGCAACTGGAAGCTCGTCGCGGCGCCGATGTCGATGTTGCCCGGCATCTTGCCGCTCGAGTACGCGCCGGCGATCTGGTTGACTGCGCCGCTCCAGCCGGGGCCGACCATGTACGGCAGCAACGCCTTCTGCGCTTCGATGGCATTCGAACCAGCAGTCAAGGCTGTGGCGTAGTTGGCGCGGTTCTGCTCCTGAGCCAGGCGCTGCTGCTCGGCGTTGGCCTGGTCCTGAGCTACCTGCAGGGCTGCTTTCTGGGGCTCGACGTTCTGACCCCACCACTGATCGAAGGCGGCGGCGGCCTTCTGCTGGGCGTCCGCGCCGCTGCCGTACACGCCCGCTTGCAGTTGCTGGCTGATCTGATCGCGCTGGGCCTGCGCCGCCGCCTGCATCTGGCCGACGCGCGCGGCGACCTCGCCGGCAGTCTTGGGCACGTAGCCCTGGTTTAGCTGCGGGGTGAGCGCGCCCGTGTTCGGGTCACGCTGGTAGATGTACGGCGAGGTGGCGGCGATGTTCTCGACGGTGGGCGCGTTGCCCTGCTGGATCTGCTGTTGGGTGCGCTGGGTAGTGGCCGCCGTTCCCGCCGCGTTAGCCAGTTGCGCCTGGGTCTGCGCCTGAGTCTGCTGCAGCGTGGCGCCCTGCTGAGCCAGCTCGCCGGGCAGTTTCTGGCCGGCGATGTCGACGGCTTGCTGGGTCGCCTGTGTGCGCGCCTGGATCTCGGTGGTTGTCGCGCCCGACTGGGCAACATCGGCGGTAGTTTTGGCGACGTCCAGCGCTTGCTTCTGGTCGAACTCCTTCTGCTGCTGGGCGAACTTGGCCTTGTCCAGGTCGATCGACTGCTGAGACTGGTTCAGCCGGGTGCCGCCCTGCTGAATCGTGGCCGCCTCGGCGTCGGTCAGGTAGCCCTTGCCAGCGGCTTCGTTGGCCTGGCGCTCGTTGCGTTGCGCCTCCGCGACCTGGGTGTTGATCGCTTTCAGGCGGTCTTCGTCGGGGTTGCTGGGCTTGGTTACGCCAGCCTGGGGCGATACGACCTGCACCCAGGTGCCGTTCTGTTTCTCCCAGACACCGGTCTCGGGCGTGCCGACGCGGTTGGCGCTGGCTGCGGTGGTGTCGACCTTGGGTCCCGGCGTCTGCTTGATGACCTCGCCGTTCGAACTGACGTCGACCGAATAGCCATCCGCGAAGGTGTAGTGCTGCGTCGGATTCGGGTTGGGAATCTTCTTCGGATCGCCAGGCGCCGCACTCGGATTGTCGATGTACGCATCTGTCACCGACGGCTCTGAGATGCGCTTGCCGTGCGCCTCCTCATACGCCGCGATCAACGCATCATTCGTCGCCTTACGCTGTGGCGCCGTGATCTGACGCTGCTGATCGGGCGTGAGCTCACTGGGCGCGACATAGGCTGTGCCCGGACCGCCCGGCTGCACCGCAGGCTCACCGGTGTTGGAATCAACCCAGATAAAGCCGCCCGGGTTATTCGGATCGGGGGCAACCTTGATCGGCACGTGAACCTCCTATGCCGCCGTCCTGGCGGCCACCACACGCTGACGACGCTCATCGGTTGGGATCTGGCGCAGGACCTCGGTGCCTGCTCTGTCGTGGGCGTTGCTCAATACTTCGGTGACGAGCGTCTTGCGCTGCTCGGCGTTGCTGCTCTTCCAGCCAGGCGTCTGCTCCAGGGCGCGCATGCCCTGGTCGAAGTACTGGTTCGCGCGGTTCTGGTAGTCGACCTGTTCGGCCTGCAGCAGTGGCACGCCCTGAGCGGTGGTGCCGACGGCAGCCGGCGCGTACGTCCCCAGGCCGCCCGAGCGCAGGATGCGCTGCGCCTCGGGGCTGGTCGCCTGGTTGCGGGCGTCCTCGAGCGACTGGCCGCCGTAGTTGCGCACGAACCGGCCGGCCAGTCCGCCGACCACTGGTACGCCGGTGACGCCAGTGCGCTGGAAGGTGCTCTGGCTGGGCGACAGGACGTCGCTGGCGCCCAGGATCGAATTGCCCACGCCAGCCAGCGTGTCGCGGATGGCGAAGTCCACCGCTGAAGGCCGCACGACCGTGCCGGAGGTAGGCGCCGCGGTGTCGACGACGGACTGCAGAAACGGCGTCAGGTTCTTGCTGAGCGCCGAAGCGTTCTGATCGTTGCGCTCCGTCACGATGGCGCGGTTGCGATACAGGTCATGGTTGAGCGCCAGTTGGGCCGCGCTGGTGGCGCCCGGCACCGGCAGTTGAAAGCTCGAGGCCAGGTCGGCCACGTTCGAGGCCTGGAACGGCGAGGCGCCGGCCGCGACACTGCCGAGCAGCTCCTGCCAGGTACGGTGCTGGTCGCCGGCCACCGTCTCGGCCGCGGTGCGGGCCATCACTGCCATGGGCGCGAAGTTCCTCAGGTTGATGAAGGCGTACTGCGGGTGGCGATTACCCTGCTTGTCCACCGGTGCCTGGCCCGGCAGCATCACCACGATGCCCTGGTCTTTGACGTTCTGCGGCACGTCTTTGTAGTCCCTGGCCCGCTGTGGATCCGAACGATTCCAGGCTTCGGCGGCGATCGTCGGCGCACCGATGAGCGAGAGCATCGTCTTGGCAAACGCCTGGGGGTTGCCCCTGAAGCTACGCGCGACCTGCGTCGGACCCTGGATGCCGACGTTGAAAAACGGGATGAGCTGGTTGATCAGCTTGGCCGCCTGGCCGCCCTGGTTGAAGTCCATGGTCACGTCGCGGCCCTCGAGGACGGACTGCACCGGGTTCTCTCCGCGCCGCTCGGCCAGGCGCATCGCTGCCACGCGCGGCCCGTACTCGACGCGCTCGCCGAGGGATTCGACCGGCTTGAGCGTGAGCAGGTTCTTGACCATGTTCAGCGCATCCGACTTGTTGTTGATCTGGAAGACGTGCGACTTCGAGAGCTCGGCCGCGGTCTTCGCCCGCTGCTCCGCGGTCGCCGCCGAGAATGCGCCTGAGGCGCCGCCGCCACCTCTGATGAAGCGCTGCGTATTGGGTCCGAACTCGCCGCGGGCGATAGCCGCCGGGTTGAAGCCGGCGAAGGCGTCGGCGTAGCCCCTGCCCAGCTCGGCGAGCACGCGCGGCAGCGCCAGCGGGCCGCCCTCGCGCACGGTGGAGCGCAGGGTGTACTCGGGCACATCCAGCGCGGCGTTGCCCGCCAGGAAGACCGGGTTACGCGACGTAGCCAGGGCGCGGAAGGTCTTGCTCCACGACTGGGCCCAGTCCGGCAGCTGCGTCACGCCGGTGCCGTTGATCGCCTGCGCCAGGGCTTTGTTGTCCGTGACGTACTTCTGCTTCTGGCCGTTGACGAAGCCCGTCACGGTTTCCTGGCCTTTCGTCGGGGTGTACGAATCGGCCACCGGGCGCAGCATGCGCTGACCTGGCGGCGCAGCCTGATCGAGCTCGAGCATGGCGTTGAACGTCTCGTTCTTGCGCGCCATGCGCTCCACCTGGTGGGTGTAACCGATCGTGGAGCCGATCGGATCTTCCCGTCCACGGACGGTGCCTTCAGGGTTATAGGCATGCACGTCGCGCGAGGTCAGGCCAATCTTCGTGCCGGTACCCTGGCCGCCAGCGGCGCCATCCTTTTCCATGTAGTCGAGGATGTGCGTCTTGACCCAGTCGGGGTACTTGGCCTCCATCTCCTGAGCTTGCTCCTGGCTGAGCACGCCGCTGTCGACCAGCCGATTGCGCAGGTCGCGCGAGTGCTGGTAGACCTGATCGGCCGCGTTCTGCACCTTCGCGAAACGCTGCGGTCCGAGCTGTTGCTCGATAGCCTGGAGTGCCTTGCGGCTATCCTCGGCGGTGAGGCCACCCGAGAACAGACGCTCGCGGTTCCCGAGCGCGGCGCTCACCTTGGTGTTGCTGTCAGCCACCAGGTAATCCCTGAGTGCCTGGGTGTCGCGGCCGACCTGACGCACCGCCGGACCGAGTCCGTTTTCGACCATCAAACGTGCCGCCGGATCGGCCGCCAGACGGGCGTGGCCAGCCACCATTTCGTCAGACGTGAGCGGCCGCCCGAGGCGCTTGGCGGCTTCTTTCTGGAAGATATTCAGGTCGACGCCGCGGTCGGTGAGCTGGCGCACCACGGCGCGGCGCGCGGACTCGAGAGCGCTTGGCGCATTCGCAGCGGCCGTCGGCTTCGTAGGTTGGTACACCCCCTCGGGCATGACCGAGGTGTAGTCGGGTCCAGAACCGCCTGGCGGCGCTCTGCGGCCTCCACCACCTGAACCGTCGCCACCACCTCCACCAACTTCAACTGGTTGCGCCGCGGCAGGTTCGGCTCCAACTGGCGCCGCTCGCGCGCCCTCAGGTGCTTGTGCTGCAGCAGTGGGCGCTGAAGTCTCGACAGGATCAGTAGTGACTGAAGTGGTGACATGTTCCTGACCATCCGGGGTGCGGATACGAAAGTGATTGATGTCCGGCTGGTCAATGACCGTGCCCTGCACTGTGTCGCCTGTCGATAGACTCGTACCTCTGACCTCGTCGCCAAGCTGGATCTCCTGCAGTTGTTTGATGCGGATGGTCTGCAGGCCCGAAGTGTCCTTGGGTACGCGCTCCAGTCCGGTACCGGTACTGACCACCCAGGCGTCGCCTCGTTCGCCGAGGATGGTGCCGAAGCCATGTGAACCGTCAGCCCGCGTCCAGCCGACATCTGCACCAGTAGACACTGGTGCCTCAGTTGCTGCGGCAGCAGGAGCCGCTTCTACCGAGGGCTGGTATGGTCCACGCTCGAGCTCCGCGCGCGACCGCGCGCTCCACGGTATGTCGGCAATGCTCGTGCGCTCGGCAGGCGCCGCCGCTGCAGTTCCAATTCGTGCGGCATACGCTTCGGCGGTCTCGCCTGGCAGACGCGTCGAGGCATACGCCACCTCCGGTGGACGCACCACGTCGAGTGCTCCCAGTGCTCGCCCACCCAGCTCACCCGCAGCTTCGCCGGCGACTCGGGTGGCCGCGCGTACCGCCGCTGGCCCACCCCGCTCGGCAGCCTCTACCGCGCTCGGCAGGAAACGCTCGAGGGCTGAGGGAGCCACGAAGTTGGCCGCCTGGCCGATGATGCGCGACGAATCGGGGTCCAGCCCAGCGGCGGTCAACGCGGCGGAGACCACCGGACTGATGTCGGCCTCCTTACCGCCCATAAACGGCTCAGTGGCGCGATTGGCCAGGTCAAGCGTGCCCGAAACAAAAGCGCCCCAGTCACGGTTGCGCACGGCGTCGACGTTGGCCTGCATCTGCTGGACTTCGGTCGGACGGCTGACCAGTTCCTGGCGCTGCTGTTCAAAAGTGTTGAGCGCCGCCTGACCGCCGCGCGCGACGTCGCCGATGGTGCCACCGACGTTCATGGGTAACGGCGCATTGGCGACCGTCTGAGCAGCGCTGCTGCCGCCGACCTGATCAATGAAGTCCGAGAACGCGCTCTTGAGTCGGTCAACAGGACTCTGTTGAACCTCTGGCGCAGCAGGCGACAGAGTACTCAGATCGGCAGACGTTGGTGTGACTGCCTGCGTCACCGCTGAGGCGGCCTGCGTGCCGGCGCTCGAGGCGCTCTGGACGGCCTGATCCAGACTGCTGACCGCCTGGTCCTTACCAATACCCAGCGTGCTCAGGATGTCCTGCCCGGTGGAGCCCAGGTTGCTGAACTGCTGCTGTGTCTGCGTTTTCCAGTCGTCGAACGTCGAGCCGATCGACTGCTTGGCGCGATCCAGGTAACTCGCTGGGCTCGAAGTCTGGTCGCTGGTGGAGGGCGCCGGAACCTGGGGGTTGTCGGCGAACAGCGCACCCTGGATAGGCCCCATGCGGGCCTGCATCTGCGCCGGCGTCATCCACTCTGAGCCGCCCTTCAGGTCCAGGCCCGACTGCCCAACGTGAAACGCGCCGCTGTTGGGGTCGTAGCCGTCAGCGGTGAAGTAGTGGCCCTGGGTGCTGATGGTCACCGGGTTGCCAGTCTGAGCTTCGGTGGCTATTGCCTGGATGTCCGGGCCGACGACTCTGGTCGGCACACCCAGCTTGTCCATGAGGGCCTTCTCGGAGCCCAGGCCGGCCATGCCATTGGCGCTCGTCCAGCCCACGCTGGCAGCCAGGTCGGTGGCCTCCCTGAGCGTCGGGTTGCGGCCGTACATCTGGGCGAATCTGACCGCGGCGGCCGGACCGCACGCGGCATACGCCTCGTCGTTAGACAGCTGCGGGTCGCCGAACTGCGAGACTTTGTCGGCAACCGCTCGAGCGGTGTCGGTGACGGCCTGTGCACCCTGGCTGACCAGGCCCTGAGCTCGCTGGCCGGCGCCCTGAATCGCCTGGCCGCCGGCCGCCAGCGTGCTCTGCACGTCGGGACCGACGCGGTTGCTGATGCCTTGCAGGATGCCGAGATACTCCGGCTCGGCAGCGGTGAAGTAGCCGCCCTGCTTCAAGCCATGCACGAAGGTCGGCAGGTCCTGTGCACCGACGGCGCCCTGATAGTGGTTCTTGATCAGGTTGACGTAGGCATCGACGGAATCCAGCGGCGTGTCATACGTGGCAAACGTCGCGTTCTGGGCCGTGCCGCCGTACTCGCCTTCATGGGTTGCCATCGACGTGCCTCTCTGACCAGGCAACGCCTTGATGCCGAACAACTCGTTGCCGCCAGCCTTGCCGTAGTTCGACTCGCTGGCCGCCATGGCTGTGATCCAGGTGGGGTCAATGCCCAGTTGCGCAGAGGCGTACTGCGCATACGGAGCAAATGTGCGAGCGAACGCTGCTGGAGACGAGGAATCGATCGGCCCCAGGTCTCCACCCTGCGGCGGGGGACCGGCTCCGGGAGGGGAGGTAGACGCCGCAGGGGGAGTCGGAAGCGGCGTGGGTGGTGGAGGCAGGTTACTGGCAAACTGCTGTACGTTGGCGCCAGCCTTGTCGGCTGCGTTCAACGCCGAACCGTACATGTCTCCCGCGCCAGTGCTGAAATTCGAAGCGAATTGCTGAACGTCACCGCCAGCCTGCTCCACGGCGCCCAGGGCATTGCCGAACCAGTCGGTGAAGCCACCTGACGGAGTCGGCTGTGGAGTCGGTTCCGGTGTTGGTGTTGGATCTGGAGTGGGCTCCGGGGCCGGCGTTGGTGTTGGTTCTGCTGCCGGAGCCGGAGCTGGAGCTGGTGCAGGTTCAGGAGACGGGGCTGGCTCCGGCGGTGGAGGCGGAGGCGGAGGCGGAGGCGGAGGTGGAGGCGGGGCAGGACCGCCACCCAGGCGTGCGGCCAGGTCTGGATCAGGTGGAGGTGGAGGCGCCAGGCTGGCGATCTGGGTATCGGCGGCGCTCTCGAAGCCAATCGTGCCGATACGGTTCGATGCAGTCTGCTGGAACTGGTCGGCCTGATACTGCCGGTAGTCGTCCTCCGGGACGTCCGGCAGTTGCATAGTCATGACTTACTGCAGTTTGAACGCGCCAGTCGTCGGGCTCGAGGCACCGTACTTCGGCAGACTCTGGTTGAACAGGTTCTGGGCGTCGTCCTTGTTGTAGCCTTGGGACTCCCAGATGCCGAGCAGCATCTGCTGCTGACTCGGCTGCAGGGCATTCCACGTCTGAGGCGCCATCTGGTTGGGCGCTACCAGCGTGCCCTGCATCTGCTGCAGTGCCTGCTGCTGCGAACCTGCGCCACCGGTCGCCTGCTGGTACAGGCTGTTCAGGTCGGCGGCCTGCGGCTGCACACCGGTGGTGGCTCCGCCGCCGGGGATGTACTGACCGGCTGCGGCGCGGACGAGGTCCTGCGTGCCACCCGGCGTGGCGCCCAGGACCTGCTGGTACTTGGCCCAGTCGGCTGGCCCGCGCAGGTTCGTCAGCATGGTCAGGTAGTTCTGGCTGGCGGTCTGCTGGGCGTTCCACTCGGCCAGGTTCTCCGCCCGGTTTTTCATGTACTGGTCGTAGTACTGCTGCTGCGCGGCGAGGGTCATCTGCGCGCCCTGGTTGCCAACTGGCCCGTACTGCTGACCCGTCGGGTAGCCACCCGCGCCACCCGACGTGAAGCCCTGGTAGCCACCCTGCGCCGACGGACCGGCCACCTGGCCAGGCTGCTGCTGCATCTGGGCCTGGTACTGCTGGGCGTACTGCTGCGCCGGCGTGCCGCCACCCTGCGTGTTCCAGAAGTTGGCCGCCGGCTGGCCGACGGACGTGCCCGCCCCGGCTGGCACACCGCCAGCCGCCTGGATCTGGGCCATCTGCTGCGGGCTCAGGTTCTGCGCCTGGCCACCGTTGAAGTTCTGGGCGCTCATGCCCGTCGCCTGCTGGAAGGCAGCCTTGGCCGCCGCGTCGTTGTAGTTCGCCCCGGCGGCTGCCTGCAACTGCTGCGACACCTGGTTCCAGGACAGGTTGCCGCCGCTGCTGCCGCCCCCGCCCGGAATAGCCTGGCCAATCGTCGCCGAGGCGGGCAGGTTGGCCTGGCTCATCGGCCGCGTGAGGATGTTCGGGTCGCTGACGGTGGTGCCCGCTGGCCAGCTGGGGTCGGCCGGCACGCCGTACTGCGAACCCCAGCCCTGCTGACCGGTGCCCTGTGGGTCGCCGACGTGGATGCGCCCGTCGCCGCCGACGAAGTAGCCCGAGCCGGCGTTGATCGGATACCCGTACTGGTTGGGGTTGCCCTGGCCCGGGTAGCTGACGTTGGGCGGCGTGTACCAGCCGGTGGCGGCCGCCTGCTGGGTGGCCAGGTCGTACGCCTGCTTGATGGCCGCCTGCGTCGGCGCGCCGTTGTACATGCCCGTCACGCCAGCCTGGGCGATCGTGGTGGCGGCCTCCTGGGCGGCCTTCTGGTACGCCTCCTGGTCGGTCTCCATGTTCAGCCGCGCGTTCAGATACGCCTGGTACGCAGCCTGCTGGGCGGCGCCAAGCAGCATCTGCGCGGCCGGCACGTTCGCGCCCATCACGCTCGACTGCGGGTTGCTGGAGGCGCCACCCCCGCCACCACTCGGGTAGGTGTTCGACCCGAAGGTGCCCATGCTGGGCGTCCAGCCCTGCGCAGCGGCCTCCTGATCGTTGGCGGCCTGCATCGTGCCGCCGGCCGGGTTGGGATACGTCGGCATCAGACCTCAGGACCTCCAATCGTGGTTGG